GAGATTGACTTGATCCTCGAAGAGTTCACTGAGACGCAACTCTCCAACGTGCTCGTCGAGTCCCGGGTAGACAAGGGCTACAGGCACCTTTACATCCACCTTCCCAACCGGACTCTCGTGTTTGACGCAGAGGCCACTACAAAGGCCGGGATGCCCGTCTGGTTCACGTTGACGAGCAGTCTTGTTGGTAACTCTCTGTACAGGGCAAGGAACCTAGTTTGGGTGTACAACAAGTGGGTTGTTGGTGACCCTTCCAGCGTCTCCTTTGGCTACCTGTCTGACTCGCTCTCGTCCCACTGGGGAGTCCTCAACGGCTGGGAGTTTGCGACGATCATCCTGTACAACGAAAGCCGGGGCCTGATCTTCCACGAGATGGAACTGATTGCACTCACCGGTAATGCCATCTTTGGCACTGACCCAAGCATATTCACTTCGTACACTGAGGACGGATTGACTTACAGCCAGGAGCGAGTGTGCAAGGCCGGCGTGACTGGTGTGCGTGGCAAGAGGCTCTCGTGGCTTCAGCAGGGACGCATGAGGCAGTGGAGAGCACAGAAGTTCAGGGGAACCAGTGATGCACAGCTTTCTGTGGCGAGGCTTGAGGCAAGGATTGAACCGCTTGCGGTATGATCGACGGACCATACAAGATCACTCGTAACGAGCTGGCTCAGTTTCTGCCCTCTCAACGGGCGATCCGGGCTTTTGAGCAGCTTTTCGAGCTTATCCCATCCAGTCTGAACGACAGCACTGAGATCGTTCAGGAAGTCTCAATCAACGCACAGAATGCCGATTCTAAGGCTGTTCAGGCACTGTCCGCTATATCGAGGCTTGCTGACGCTGTAGAGCTTCTGGCACTGGCTCCAAACAGCATCCCTGCATTCCCTGAGACTGACATTGCGCCTCCTGTCGCTGTGGTGAATCAGCAGCCTGACATTCTGCCTCCTGTTATCAACGAGGTGAGGCGTAAACGCTACGGAGTGTTTCACAGCACCCAGCTCCAGACTGCCACTGTCATCAACACGGCGTATCCCATGACGCTGAATGCGACAGACATCTCGTTCGGCGTGTACATCGGCACTCCCAACAGCCGGGTGTACATTGATACTGAAGGCTTTTACAACTTTCAGTTTTCAGCACAACTCGACAAACTGTCTGGAGGTGTGGGGGCTGTCTTTATTTGGCCTAGAATCAACGGCGTTGACATTCCAGACAGTGCGACTAAAGTTCGAATCCAAGGCAACGACGCAGAGACAGTTGCCGCGTGGAACTTTGTGCTGTCAGTAAACGCTGGAGACTACTTCGAGCTTGTCTGGAGCACAGATGACCTGAATTGCCAGATATTTGCCTCGGCAGCAAGTCCTCCGGTCCCAGCGATTCCTTCGCTGATCCTCACTGTTACCGACAACATCTCTTAATTATGGCAGTCACCGTCAAAAACATCATTCCACCGAAACAGGCTGAGAACACTCAGACTGCCCAGTACACGGCTACGAACTGTAAGACGATCATCGACAAGTTCACGGTGACGAATACTAACACGGCTAACGTGACGTTCTCGGCCAACCTGATCGCTTCTGGTGGTTCTGCTGGCAACTCCAATCTGATCGTCAAAACTCGCTCGATTGTCCCTGGGGAGACTTACCTGTGTCCTGAACTGGTTGGGCAGGTTCTCGAAGCCGGCGGATTCATCTCAACTCTGGCAGGCACTGCTACTGCGCTCACCATTACTGCTTCTGGGAGGGAGATCACCTAACATGGTTGCAGTTGCATCAGGACAGGTGGAATTTCAGCGCGAACGATTTACAAAAGAGTTCGAGGCTGAAGTTTTGCCCCTTGGAGAGATGCATAACAGGGAGATTGGAGGAGTGATTGCAGATGTTAGGATTCGAGTTCCAAGAGAGATGTATGAGAGCTTGGACTCAAATGACATGCTGCGCCTTTACACGCTCAGACAGAATGGAGTGCTTAAAGGGTACAATATTTTTGCTGTTATTGTTCACCCAGAGTACGGGAAGCCTACAGCTCAACATGACGTGATGTTTTTGCATCCAGACGTAAGGAGCGGATTCAATGCCTCCAGATTCTTGAGATGGTGCGACGAGCAGTTGAAGGAAGATGGGGTTTTGTTTGTCACGCAGCATGTGACAGCCTCCAAAGATTTTAGCCCGCTTCTCAAGAGAATTGGATACCAGCATTCTGAAACGGTTTACATCAAACGACTAAACTAGTATGGCAATCGGAACTACTGCTGCAATTTTGGGTGGAACTGCTTTGTTGGGCGCTGGAGCTTCTGTATACAGTGCGAATAAAGGCGCATCTGCTGCCAAGTCCGCTGCATCAACACAAGCAGCTTCTCAAGGACAAGCAATTGACGAACAACGGAGGCAATTTGATGCCATTCGTGAGCTTCTTTCTCCGTACATTCAGGCTGGAAAGCCTGACCTGACTCAGCCCTACATTGGAGCCGGTCCCGGGGCACTCCAAGCCATGCAGGGGCTCGCTGGCTTGCGTGGAGCAGGAGAACAGCAGGCTGCTATCAACCAGATTCAGCAGGGAGCACAGTTTCAAGAACTGGCCCGACAAGGCGAGCAAGGCATTCTTCAAAACGCTGCTGCCACTGGTGGGCTTCGAGGTGGCAACGTACAGGCTGCACTAGCTCAGTTTCGTCCTGCTTTGCTCAACCAACTCATCGAGTCTCAGTACGGCAAGTTGGCCGGCTTGACCTCGTTGGGTTCGACCTCTGCTGAGAACCTATTGCGCCTTGGTCAGGCATCAGCAGCCGGGACAGCGGCAGCAGGACAGCAGTCTGCTCAGAACATTGGCAACCTGATGGTGGGACAAGGACAGGCTCAGGCTGCTGGGCAGATTGGAGCAGCTAACGCATTTGCACAGGGCGTTGGAGGTATTACCGGCGCTATTGGAGGAGGAGTCCAGAACTACATGCTGTCCCAAGCACTGAATAGGCCAAGCATTACATCCGGACTTGGGACTGGTGGGTTCTATGGCGACTATGCTGCGGCACAGCAGGCCTATGGACCTGGTGTCAATGTCCAATACCAAGCTCCAATTGGACCCGGAGCGCCTGGAGGCTTTTACGGAACACCTGCTTAACATTTTATGGCCGGACCCTACGATTACTCTATCAATATCCCTCAGCCTCCGGCTCAGAACTTCCTTCAGAGTCTGACTGGGATCATGCAGCTTCGCCAGATGCAGGAGCAGAGTGCTCTCCAGCAGCAACAGGCTGCAATCGCACAGCAGAATGCGGCTTTCCAGCAGCAGATGCAGCCTCTTCAGCTTGAAGCAGAGCGGGCTAGGATCGGACAGATTGGACAGGCCACAGCAACCTCTGCTGAGGCACTGCGTCAGGGAAGGCTTACATTTGAGCAAGCACAGGCAGAACGCTCTCTAAAAACAAAGTATCAAAACGATGTTCTTGAGCTTTCTAAGAATCCTGAAGCATGGACTCCTGAAAAGCTAAAAAGTTTATCAATGCAGGCATCCGTATTGGACCCACAATCCTTTGCGGCAATGAACAGAATGTTTGCAGAGCTTCCAAGAGTTGGATCTACACTTAGCAACGCTGCTTCTGAGGTGATGCTTTCAGTTCAAGCTGGCAAGCCAGAGATAGCATCTGCCTCTTTGGACAAGTACATTTCAGCAGCAAATGCTTCTCTTGAAAGCAACCCAAATGACAAGTCTGCTCAGGCATCACTTGCTTTTTTACAGTCTGCCAAAACAACGCTTGACCAAGACCCAGCAGCAGCCGCTCTAAGTGCGTCTAATTTTTTGTTCAATACTGACCCTCAGAAGTGGGATGCGGTATCAAAGGCCATGAAGGGGGCAGGAGAACTTGCTGAGACAGAGGCAAAGACTAAAAAGGAACTCGTATTAGCTACTGCAACAAAACAAGAAAAGCAAGTAGACGAAGAAAAGCGCACTCTTGAGCTTGAGAAGATGCGCTTGCAGAACAGGGAACTAGAACAGAAGTTGCAACCCGGTGCGGCTCCTGTTTCTGAAAAACAACTAGCAGACATCAATGCTCTTACAGACGAGGCTGCAAACGCCAGGATCACTGTTGGTGGATTGACCAATGCTGTTGACTCATTGCTTAATTTTGCAGAGCAAAAGCCAAAAGAATTTAAGACTGGAATTGAAGCTGCTGGTCAACAGTTTAAGTCTTTTATTACTGGAGAAACTACAGAAGCTCAAAATTTGCGAGCCACAATTCAGCCGTTTGCAACAAAAGAGTGGATTGCAAAGGCATCTGGCCTAAAGGGATCTCTGTCTGAGAAGGAAGGCGCACGTCTTGATAAAGGTGCCCCTGACGTAATGAAGGCTGGAGCAGGAGAGCTTTTGAACTGGATGCGACTTGTTCAGAAAATCGAACTGCTTGACGCTGATAGAAAAGAGCTTTCAGCAGCATGGCAAGCGAATGCCAGATCTCTACAGTCAAAAGCTCCTACTGCTTTTGAGGTCGCAAATGTTTCTGTAAAGCCCGGAGACAGCTATCAGCAAACACTTACAAAGATGGTTGCTAGGTATAAAAAGAAAAACGACGAAGAAATTCAGGCTGACGCTGTTAGGCTCAAAAGGATTCAGGAAGCAGAAAAACTTGGAAGAACTCCTATTCCTAATATGTACAATCTGGGAGGCGCTCCGCAACAGCAACAGCCTGCTTACGTTCCTCCTTCTGGCGTAATAATTAAGAGCAGAAAATAATATGCCTGAATTTACGCTAGACGTTTACGGCAAGGAGTATGTAATTGAGGCTCCAGACGAAAAGTCTGCTGTCGACGCTGCCTTGGGCGATTACATGGCAAGTTTTGGAGAACCTCCTACTGCCGGCGCTCAAATGCCAGTCGAGCGTCCAGACATGCTGGTGACGCCACTTGAGTTTGCTGGCCGTCCTCCTCAAGAGGTTGGCGCAACTCTCGACAACACTCCTCCTCCAAAGGAACTGGCTGCTGACATCCTAAAGGCTGTCTCTCCTCAGGCAGAAAGCATCACTCAGTCTGAGGTCGATGCGATCTATGGCACGATGTCTCGCAATCCCTCGATCAGGGACTACTTCAACCAGCAGGTCGCTGCCGGCAACATCAATCCTACCACTCAGTTTGACGCTGAACGCACTCCTGTTCTTGCTGGCTTGTGGGAGCAGTATAAGTCTGAGATGAAGAGCCCTGCTGGGGCGTTCAAGCAGGGCTTTGTAGAGTCCATTGGGCCTACTGTTGGTGGATTGGTTGGCGAGGTTGCTGGAACCATCCCACCTCTTGGGATCTTGGCAGGAGCAGCCACTGGAGCAGCACTTGGATACAAGCAGGCTGGGCTTCCGGGGGCCATTGGTGGAGCTGGACTACTTGCTGCGACTGGAGGCACTCCCGGCGTTGGAACAGTCCAGACTGGACTTATTGGGGGCTACCTTGGAGGCAAGATTCAAGAGGCCATTTCTCCAATGACCACAGAGGAGCGTGCAAAGGCTTCTTTCGCGGAACAAGATCGTGCAAGCAGGTATGCGAAACTGACTGGCGAGGTCGCTCCTAGCTTTGTTGCTGGCGCAATTCCAGGTGCAGTTGCTGGATATGCTAAGGGTGGTATCCCCGGAGCAATCATGGGCGCTACAGGCGCACAACCGGGCGCATTGCAGGCCGCTGGTGGTGCAGTTATTGGTGCTGCTGGTGAGGCTGTTCGTCAGGCTTTAGAAGGTCGCCTAAATATCTCTGGATTGGCAGAGCGAGCCATTCAAGGAGCAGTTGCAGCACAGAGCAGAGATCTTCCAGACATACTTAGGTCCAGGGCACTCAGAACTGAAGCAACAGCCATCAAGCAGCGGAATGAGATGATGGGCGTCCAGACTCAAAACGTGGATGCTGCTATTGCTGCTTTGGAGAGGGCACCAGAGATCACCACTGCTGGCTTTCAGCCTATGGCTGGGGACGTTACCGGCGACAAGGGGCTGATGAACCTTCAGAGGATCTTGACCGCTAGAAATAACGCACTGCAAGCACGGGACCAGCAGAACATTCAGGCTATTGCATCAGAGCTTGGCTCAAGATTGGCACAGGAAGGAGCCAGTACTAAAGAGATCAACAGGCGATTCGCTTCTAGCATACGCGAGTACATGGCCGGTAAACGGGCTACTACACAGCAGGCGGTAGATGCTGCTACTGCTGAATCTAACGCGCTGCTAAACTCAGCAACAGAGGCTTCTGCCGCCCTGAAAACTCAAGGTGAACAAGAGGCTGCGGCAATTCTAGATCAGGCACTCACTCGTTCTGAGACAATCATGCAGGGAGCAACCACCGGGCTTCTTGATGCAGAGCAGGCTGCAAACCGGGTGCAGGCAGAACTTGATAACGCCTACAGGGCAGTCTCTTCGTATCGTGACTCCAGAAAAGAGGCTGGAAAAAGAGCTATTCGCAGCGAGATCACAAAAGAGGTGCTTGTTGAGAACTTTCAGGGAGAGAAGAGCAAGTTTGACGAGCTTTACAATGATCCTCGGATTGGTGAAGCAGAGGCTCCTGTGGAAAACATGCTTGGAGCAGCCAAGGCATTCAAGGCAAAGACCAAAGAGATCGGAAGACAGGAGTCTCGTGTGGTCAATGCCATCGTGAGTTCGTACAAGAAGAACAAGACCGATTCTCTGAAGACTCTGAAAGAGAGGCGCTCTGAGATTGCTGGAGAAATTGGAGAGGCCATTACGTCTGGAAACAGGGTCAGGGCTGCTGCTTTGGGCGGGGTCAAAGATGCAATCGAACGAGACATGGCAAAAGCAGGAGAGGCAAACGACCTTCTTAAGGAAGCCAACGCTCTGTACTTCCAGTTTGCTCGCACCTATCTTGACGGCCCAATGGGATCAGTGCTGCGTGCTGATGGGCCGGTGGCTCCAAGCCAAACGCTTGACCAATTCTTTGGAAGCAAGGAAGACCTTTTGCAGCTTCGCTCTGCCATCAAGGATAGCCCCACTGCTGTTAAGGCCGTTACGGACTCAATGGTGGAGAAGATGTCCTCTGCGCTTGGTCCAAATCCAAAGCCTGAGGCTATCCAAGATTTTCTGTCAAAAGGAAAGCCTGGTGAAGCCACTGTAGCCGACTGGGCTGGGGCGTTTCCTGAGATTAACCCGCTGATTGATTCGCTGGTTCCCCCTATCGAGGCTGCGACAGAGCGTGTTGCCGGCGCAAGGCTGACGGTTGAACAGGCGCAGACTGCCTTGAAAGAGGCAGAGAAGACTGCCAAAGACATTGTGAATGAAGGAAGGGCACTTGCCAAAAACATTGAGGCAGGCGCGCAGGGACAAGGGAAAGAAGCTGTGCAAGAAGCGAAAATTCGAGGCAAAGAAATCGAAGATAACGCTAGGGCTACGGCAAAAGAAACACTCAAGGACGCAACGGAGAAGCTAAAAAACTCTGTTGCTACACGCTTCCTTAGAAGTGAGCCAGAAGAGGAAATCAAAAGCATCATGGAGAAGAATGATGCTCCTCAGTTGCTGAGTGAGTTGATGCTGCTTGCGAAGAAAGACAAGTCTGGAGCAACAACTGAAGCGGTACAGAACGCATTCAGGCTGTATATCCAGCAAAACAGCAGGCTCAGTAGACCAACTGAACTTGGATACACCGGCAGGCCCGTCACGGTTAATGAGTTGGCTGTTTCTCTTGCTGACACAATCAACTTTCTGACGACAGAGAAGAACAGGAAAGCACTTGCTGCTGTGTTCGGCAAAAACTCTCCTGAGCTTAATGCGCTTGGAGTGGCGCAACAGAAGATTGCAATGATGCAGTCGCGCCTTCAAGCGACACCCGGTGAGTCAGTTACTTCGTTCGTCAAAATTCTTGAGCAGAAGATCGACAAGGAACTTGAGGACACTGTCCTTGGGAATCTGGAACGTGTCATTAGCGGGCTTGAGCCAGGCAAGGGCAAGCTGGTGACTGGTGTCTACAAGGCGCTCAAAAACATGTGGACTGGCGACACTAAGGGCCGGGTGATACAGTTGCTCAGTGATGCCACGCTTGATCCAGAGGTCGCCAAGCTCGTCCTCAAAAAGGTCACACCAGAAAACCTTCCCAAGGTGAACGAGTTGATTCGTTCGTACCTTGTCGCACCACCACAACCTTTCGTTAGCCCTCAACAGGAGTCCCAGTAATGTCCTCTTCCATCGTATCTCCATTTCCCTTCTTCACTGACACGACAGGAGCCCCGCTAGAGGGCGGTTACATCTACATAGGCCAGTCTAACCTGAATCCAGAGACAGCCCCTGTAAACGTCTTCTGGGACGCCGCATTGACCATTCCTGCGGCTCAGCCTGTTCGTACTGTTGGTGGGTATCCTAGCAGACAAGGAACGCCTAGTAGGTTTTACTCTGCGACTGACACATACTCGATCACTGTCAGGAACAAGAACCGTGCGCTGGTCTTCTCTGCGTTTGACCAAACAGATGCTCCAAGCTCTGTGTTTGATATTGCAACGCAAGTTATAATTTCAACATCTGGACAAACCACATTTACGTTGACAGCATTTGAATACGCAGTTGGCACAGAAACACTGGATGTTTATCGCAACGGACTGCGACTAACTGCTGGCACTGATTACATCGAAACCAACTCGACGACGGTTACACTTACTACTGGAGCATCTACTGGAGATGAGCTTTTGTTTCAGGCTGGAACTGTGATCCGCAATGGTAATGCGCTGGTGCCAGGAATATCTCTTGGAGACTTCGCAAACGACACAGCAGCAGCAGCCGGTGGTGTTCCGTTGTACGGCTATTACAGAACCTCAAACACGGTCAAACAGAGGATCGCCTAACCTATGAGCAGCAAATCTTTTCAAAACGCATCAAATCTAAATGGTCTTATTTACCTTGGGAATGACAACTTTTTTGGAATTTCAGTTGGAAAGGACTATGACTGGCGTGTTGCAAACTCAAAACAATCAGCGTTGATTGTTGGAGAGCATGTTGCATTCCAGCAAGATGACCCAGGATCGCTTGCAACGGTTCGCATTTTTCCAGAAGGAACATCTCCATCTCCCACTCAGGTTGCGATTGAGCCTTACTGGATAAACTCTGTAAACGACTTAAATTCCGTTGGAAATGGCGAAGACATTACCAGTATGCTCTGCGGAGCATCATCTCCAATTGCTCCCGGAGGCGGTGAAGAGCGTGGCGGCTGGATTTTCAAGAACAGGTTTGCAGGACAGGATTATCGGCATCATCAGATTACAAGTTTTGCCACAATAAACGGAACAGTTCGACCTGTTCATGTTGTACTTGGGCCAAACAGCTTGATGAAGTTTGATTACGCTCAAGAGAAATCTGTTTTTGATAACTCGACAGTCACTGGGTCTGTAAGCCAAGGAAACACGATCATAGACGTAATCAATTCGCCCGGCACAAATGCGCTTCGATTATTTTGCAGAAGCACTGGCGAACATGGACTTTCAAACATCACATCTGGAACTGAAGATGTTGAAGTGCGATTTGGCAACTATGGCATTGGAGTTTACGACGCAGGAGGAGACACTCCTGCTGCACGGCTAGAAACTAGGCACGCAAACAGCACACTTGCGGCAGAACTGCATACAGCTACAAATGCCAGCTACGCTGGAGAGCTGATTAAACTCGCAACCACAAGAGCAAAAAACACTGCGTTTGCTTTCCTTACTGCAAGAGCAGATGGAGATTTGACGTTTAACCTCAGGGGCGACGGAAATGCGTTTGCGGATGGGACTTGGACAGGTGGCGGTGCTGACTATGCTGAGTTCTTTGAATGGAGCGACGGTAACGCAAGCGCAGAAGATCGCATCGGCGTTTCTGTGGTGCTTGATTCCGGCAAGATTCGTCCTGCGGTTGCTGGAGAATCTCCGATTGGTGTAATCAGCGGCAACGCTTCTGTGATTGGAGACGCTGCTTGGAATCACTGGTCTGAAAAATATCAGAAAGATGAGTTTGGTCGCAAAGTCTTTGCTGATGCTCAGACAGTTAACTGGACGGAAGTTATTCCAGCGGTAACAGAGTCAGTCATAATCAAACACTCGAAGGCTGTTGTTGGACCTGATGGAAAGCCATCAACCTTGGAGTGGGATGAGCCCAAAGAAAAGACCATTCAAGAACAGAGGACTGTTGAACATTCATACTTTGCCAACAGCGTTCCTGCTGGTGTTGTTGTGCCAAAGGGAGCAATTTTCACAACGGTAAAGGTTCCAGTTGTAAATCCGTCCTTTGATGAAGCGGCTGTTTATGTTCCAAGATCGAATCGTAAGGAATGGAGCACTGTTGGCTTGCTTGGAAAACTGCGCATCAAAAAAGGCCAACCAACCGCAGCAAGCTGGATCAAGCTCAAGGACATATCCACCTCAGTGGAAGAGTGGCTCGTTAAGTAAGGCATGAACCACCTAGCCCACCCAGTCATCGCACTCGTCCTGCAAGCCATCATTGGCCTTGCCAGCGGTGACTGGTCGGTTGGTGCTGCCGCTGGCTCGTTCTATTTCATCGGGCGCGAATACGCTCAAGCTGAGTATCGGGCCATCGAGCACTTCTACGACGGCAGGCGGGCTAACATGCCATACTTTGGCGGTCTAGAGCCTCGGGCGTGGACGCTCAAAGGCATTCTCGACTTTGTTCTCCCTTCCCTAGTCTGCGTGCTTGTGGCATGGTTGCGGTCAAGGATCTTATGAAGACACTTATCCAATCGTACCTTCGCCAGCCATCGACTTGGCTCGGCCTTGCCAAGATGGGAGCTGCCCTTGGATTCTACTCCGCTGGTCTCGGCAACGAACTTGGCTCTGCGATTGTGGCCATTTTTGGCGTAGTGGACGTGATTCGCAATGAACGGAGATGAGCCTCACGCCCGCCAACGTGTCTATGCTGTTGGCCCTGCTATCTTCTATTGCGCCGGGCACACTAGCCGTCGTAGCGGGCATCCTAGGCGCGGCAATCGGCTTTTTCGGAAAGAAATACCTCAAACAAAATGACTGTCCTACCTGTTCCAACCATTCCAGCCCTTCAGGAAAAGTTTCTCGGCGCAACTCCTCCCGCAGGACTTCAAATTCTGGCTCCGGTAAAGCGAGTTCTTCCACCCGCCGCGACTGAAGGAAATGGGCTTCCGCCTTCGACGATTTCACCCTACAGTGGCATTTATGACGCCAACGGAAAACTCCCACGAGTGCCAGGGCCAGGCACCACTTTCCTCGCTCATGTCTAGCTCACGACACATCTTCGATCTGGCATTTGTGAACCTCGCCAACGTGGGCGCGATTGCCATTTCGTTGAGCGAAGCAGAGCAGTGGGTCCGTATCGCAAGCTGCTTACTTGCAGCCGTCTTCACGTCTCTGAAGATCATCGAGACACTTAAAAGCCTTCGCAAATGAGCGCCGTCTCTGAACGCACTGCTGACACCATCGCGACTCTGCACCCGGAGGTTCAGGAGCGGTTCACCGCATTCGCCATCGAGGCCAACGCGCTGGCAGAGACTCGGGGACTTCGGTATGTGGCAATCTGTGGGACGAGGAGTTGGGAAGAGCAGGCACGGATCTACGCTCAGGGACGCACTGCGCCGGGCAAGATCATTACCAAAGCGCCACCAGGCAGCAGCTTTCACAACTTTGGACTGGCTGTGGACTTTGGAGTGTTTCGTGACAAAAAGTACCTCGACGGCAGCGATCCAAAAACTGCCAGCGCAATGCACAAAGCTGCTGGAGAACTGGCAAAGGAGCACGGTCTCCGTTGGGGAGGGCATTTTCGTAGCATTGTAGACGAGCCTCATTTCGAGTTGGACACACCTTTGAGCCTCAGTCAGTTGCGTGACCGCAAGAAGGTGGGCGAGTGGGTGTCACTGGCCTGATTTCCGGTAGGCCGCCGGGTGCCGTATGGTGTGCAGGGAGAGCCTGCAACGGGTCTGATGTAACCCATTGAAACAAAGGCATCTGTTGTTTGGTAACGAAACAGATTTCGTGACCAAATTTGACAGGAAGACACGGCTGGCTAACTTGCCGGCATGGAAATCACATTGAAAGAGCACTGCGCTCAAATTGCGAAGCTGGGAGGGGCTGCGAAGAGTGAGAAAAAAGCAGAGGCAGCCAGGATGAATGCTCGAAAGCCCAGACCTAAAGCGCGAGAAAACAACGCCTTGCGTCGTGCTCAAAAAAATCTGAGAAAAAACTAGCCAAGCGGGGTTGGCTGAATAGATTCACGGTCGTCAGCCAAACCTATGAGCACATCGCACTACTCTTCCCGTCCTTTCCGGGGCCTACAAGGCCCACCAAACACCCGCAAGAACACCTGCTGGAGACGAGCCAGCATCCTGCTGCTTCTCGCAGTTGATGCTGCTGTTCTCCTCAACAGCAAAGACCTTCTTGAAGCCTGCATCCTTGTGGTGCTGGTCTTGGTCAACATCTGGGCAATCAACACTCGGCCCTGATGCACAGCATGAACGGCAATCCGATCTGGTGTCGGCCAGCTCGGACTCGGGAGTACGACTTTACGGCGGTTGAGGAACCGTCTGAAGAAGAGTTGTCGATATTGGCAGAGGCTGCGCAGTTGGTGGCTGCCGGGATCAAAGCGGGACTTATATCCGCTTCAAAGGACACAACGCCAATTCCTCCTTCAGTGCTTGGAAAGAGAGGAGCGCAGAGTGTGAGGCGGGCTTGTGAGAAGTGTGGGGAAGAGTTCTCGCACCATTGGAAGCGCACACTGACAATCTGCTTCCCTTGCCGGCTGGGAGCAATCAACTGCAAGTGCTGTGGAGTGTCCTTCCGTCGCACACGTTCTCACCAGACTGTTTGCACGAATGCGTGCAAGTACAAGCACCAGGCATCCCTGAATGCTGTCCGGTCAAATGCGACGAACGTCAAACGTGTTGACCTTGACTGCCCTGTGTGTGGCAAGAAGTTTTCCATGCGGTCTGCTGGCGGCAGAGTCAGTAAGACATGCGGGAAGGAGTGCGGCAAAGTTCTCATGATTCAGAAGATAAAAGGCAGAAAGAAAAACAAATGAAGATTAGACACAGTTCACTACCAAAGCTGGCCCTGTGCGGCCAGTACGAAGGTACAGCAGGCAACAGTAGCGCGGCCTCTCGTGGCACAATGCTAGACGGCGTATTCCGTGACGCATGGGTCAGCGGCGAGTTGCCTCGTGACCTGAACGACGACGACACAGCAGCTATCTGTTGGGCACTGAACCAGTGCATTCTGCTTGGTGGTGGCGCAGATGGACTCACCACTCAAGAATCCAACTGCCGGATTGAGACATCAGGCATTGAACACAAAGGCACTGCTGACGGCGTTGCCCTAAAAGGCAAGTGGCTTATCGACCTCAAGAGTGGTCAGGTCTACGACTACACCGGCCAGATGGCTGCCTATGCTCTGGGCCTGATGGAGACTCACTTTGAGCAGGAATGGACGACTCACTTGCTGTTCTGTGACCAGCAGAAGATGGTGACACAGCACTGGACGTATACAAGTGCGAAGGAGACTGTGCAGCGCATCTTGGACAACGTAGGGACTGCTCCCGTTCAAAACGATTACTGCAACTGGTGCGCTAAGAGCCTGACTTGCCCTGCTCGTGTTGCTAGTAAGGACTCTGCACTGGTCACTGTAGCCGGCATGGCTCCTACGGTGCAGGACGAAGCCTTCTTGGCATTGCTCAACGATCCAGACCGGCTGGGCCAGTTTCTTGCAGCTTGTCAGACTCTGGAAGACTTCAGAGATGCAGCCAAGGAGAAGGCTCGTGGGCTGCTTGATGCAGGCGTGAAGGTGCCGGGATGGAAGCTACAGAAGCCGCGTGCATCTGAGTACATCGAGGCCGAACACTTGGCACAGGCAGTGCGTAACGGTGCAATTGGTGCCAGTGATGCGATTCTGGCTCAAGGCTCGATCAGCGTCAAAAAGGCTCAAGCTCTCTGGAGTGCTGCCGGCGCAGTGTTTCCTGAAGAGTTGGTGCAAAGGAAGGTTGGACAGGCTCCACTTGTTGCATCGAAATGAGCAATACAGTCAAGAAACTAGCTTTTCTCTTCTCTCATAATTGTAACCCAACTCCAAAGGGTAAGGATTTGAGAACGAAAGAGCAAAAGATGAAACATCGCTTGGAACGAGCAGCAAAGGCACGGGCCTTGCGCGAACGCTGCAAACTAAACCAATAAAACAAAACATGAGCCCTTGGAGTACCGAATTTATGGTGCGGGATTTAAGATATAACGCATCTTTGAAAAAAAACGGCGATTATGTCATGGAGCGTGCCGCAGACAGATTGGAGGAATTGCAAAAAGAACGCGATGAAGCCCGTGCCGAGGTAAAGCGGTTGGAGATCATCAATGAAGAAGTGCTTCAAGCCAATTACACAATGGGAACAATCTGCCCAGAACCTTCCCGTCTTGAGATTGCGGCAATGTTAAAAGCAGGTTGGCTTGCTAATCCAGACATCGAATCACTTGTCGATGAAGACGCCAAGTGGTGGCACGAAGAAGCGCAAAAGCTGATTGACGCTGGAAAGGAGATGAAGTGATTCAGAACTACATCGCCATCGACCCCGGCGTGGGCGGCGGAATTGCCTACATCGACACAGACGGCAGTGTTCATGCGTTGCCTATGCCTCAGACTGTTCACGATTTGCAGGAGCAACTCTACATCCTCTGCAAAAGCCATGTGCCTAATCCGCTCGTTACTGTCTTCCTAGAGGAACTGCCAAAGTTCGCCGGCAAGATGAGTGGCTCAAGCATGGCTACCATGTTCCGCAACTACGGAAGACTCGAAGGCATCCTCGCCTCGCTTAACGCCCGGATCGAATACCTGCCACCCAAGAAGTGGCAGACTGCTCTTGGCTTAGGCGATAAGGCGACCCACGGGAACCGCTGGAAAGCTCATCTCAAAGGCAGAGCACAAGCTCTGTACCCAAACCTGTCAGTTACCCTAAAAACCGCAGACGCTCTTCTCATTCTTGAGGCCGGGCTAAAAATGAAAACCAAATGCAACTAATACCGTTTAACGAACTATGCCAGATGGCAGAAGTCATCGCTGAATCCAAACTCTTTGGCATTCAGAATGCAAAACAAGCCTTAGCACTTGGCTTAATGTGCCAAGCAGAGGGCAGACATATTGGAGAAGCTGGAAGGGATTACCACATCATCAGTGGTAAACCATCCTTGAAATCTGAAATCATGCTTGCACGTTTTCAAGCTGCTGGAGGCAAAGTGGAATGGCATGAATACACGGTTGAGTCAGTTTCTGGAACATTCACGCATCCACAGGCCGGCAGCTTGAAGGTGACTTGGACCATACAGGACGCAAAGAGGGCAGGGCTTCTGGGTAGTCCAAATTGGCAGAAGTATCCCCGGCAGATGCTTCGGAACCGAGTGACTTCTGAAGGTATCCGTTCAACATACCCAGGCGTTTTGTCTGGATGCTATACACCAGAGGAGATTGCTGACATGAACCTGCCAGTAATTGTTGAGACTGTGCAGCCCATCCAGCTTGAAGCACCTAAGCAGCTCCAGATTGAAGCTCCAAAGGAGGAGCCCAAGGAGGAGCCCAAGGCGCCTGAACAGTTGCCTGAACAGATCAGTGCCATCAACTTGATGGACCGGCTGCTCGCAGAAAAGACCAAAGCCCAGAAGGACAAGGTCACTGCTGGTGCCATCAAGAAGGGCTGGATCAAAGCCGACGGGCAACAAACATACAGAGACATCCCAGTTTCCATCCAGAGTCAAGCAGTGGCTTTCCCGGAAAAGTTCTTCGCAGCCTTCGGAATTTAGTCAGTAAACCAAAACCAAACCAAAACCAACATATGCCCTCGATCAAAATCGACAAATCAGAACAAATCTCCATCCGTCCCGGCATCCACACGGCGGTCATTGAAGACGCAACAGAAGCAGTCTCGAATGCCGGCAACGAGATGCTCAAACTTCGAGTGAAGGTTGGCAGCCTCAACTTCAACTCTTGGGTTGTCTTCACAACCAAGAACAGCAGGAACGTAGCTGAGTTTG